AGCTACAGGCGAAGGAGTAATAGAAGACCAAGCCGATGCTTGGAACTTCTTGCGGAATTCCTCCATAAGAGCGCCTTGACGCAGAGCTTGATATTGGCCTTCGTAGCTTTGAGCCATAGCCGGATCATCCGACATGCGGCCAAAGTTACGTTGATACGCCGAAATGTATATCATGGAAGCCATGATGAACAAGTCGGGTAAGTATTGGCTGATAAACGTCGTAGGATTAGCTACCGAAAGTGTTGCCGGTCGAATAGTGCCAACGATTTCGACGGTGTAAGCCTGATTAGGCCAAGGACCAACTACAATGCTATGGTCGTCGAACATCGCGAAGTAGCTAGGAACACCCGCATTGGTAGAGTTCGCATAAACCACATTTAGAAACTCCTTCGTCGTCGGAAGGAGCGTGACGCGTGTACCTAAATCGGGATCGGTCTGGGTGTACGGCGTAACGACGTTGATATTCTGAATCGTCACAAACGTGCCTTGCGGCCAAGTGAAATTGCGGTTATTCGCTGTCATTTGATAAGAATCGTTCGACGAGACGGTCGACAGCAAATCCAAATCGCGGTAGATCCGCAATTCGGCATAATCGATCATTTCCGGCAGGATCGTGACAAAAGCCGGGTCAGTTGGTTCCACCACCGCCATCGTGGCGATTTGTGTAACATACGAACTATAGGTGAGACCGGCCATGAAAAGCTCCGTAAACCCCTAATTTTAACACCCAGAATGCTGGCTGTGTAGTCTACGCGACCATCGTTTGAGCCGTCTTGCTAACATCCGCAACGCGGCGACCCCATCCTTTTCCAAATCTACCCCATGTCGGCAATTTCTGAAGGAAGGCTAACCTATTATCGCAGATACACTTGATCAGAGCAACGGGATCGGTCGCTTGGGCGGCTGCGACCGTCTTAGGACCAATAGCCCCGTCAGCCGTTACACCAAGGCATGACTGAAGCTGCTTTGCCGCCCTGCCGGTGCCGCTATTCACGGCATAGTCGAACACAGCATAGTCCACCCCATCCGGCAGATCGTCGCCCTTGACCTTGTCCCAATAGTTCTTGCGATAGACAGGGGCTACATCCGCCACGGTCAACGACTTCATGGAGCCGGGAGGGACGGGATGACCAACCCATTCTTCCCACACCTTCTTCGTGACGCCCATCATGGTCTCGCCACCGGGATCGTGCGGGTCATCCACCCACCCGCCTTCGTGCTTCAGAACGAGCGCAAGCGACTGTTCAAAGTTCTGTTTCATTTCTTGCTACCCATGTCTGCGATGATTTGTTCCTTCGCCCGCGAGCCGGACGATGAGCCGTAATAATAGCCAATCACTGCCGTAAAGGCCGATGACAAAGCACCCAACAGGATAAGTAGGGCATCTTGGCCCCGTGCGGGGAGGCCATAGAACATGAGACCGCTAAGTGTTCCGAAAAACCCAATACACACAACCCCGGCCAATATGGTCGGCGTCTTGTCTTTAAGGCTCACCTCACGCTGACGGGCGCTGTTGCGGTCTGTGGCATCAATCTGAGCAAGATCAATGTCGAGCTTTTTCATCGTGATGGCGAAATTTGCATCAATTTCTTTTAACTTTGCCAACTGATCCGGCGTGGCGGAGCTTAATGCCGCCGCAACCTCTTGTTCGGAGCCTTGTTCAGTCCCCAAAAGGGCGCTTGAAAGGGTTTTGACAGCAAGCCCCGCCAAAGGGCCGCCAAGGGCTGATGCGATTGTGGGCGCGACTTGGGCTAAAAGCCCACCCATTTTGCCAAAATCCATCATTTCCTCCTTACGGGCTTCCTTTGGGGCTTCCTTTGGGGCTTCTTAGCGACAGGCTTTGAAACCGCTTTTGGCAGAACGAAGCCACCGCTCTTGTAGTGCTTCCACAAAAACTGAACGCCAACCGTTGCCAAAGCCATCAAGATTCCCGTTTCCGGGATGTTGCCAATCTTCTGATGAGACATGGCGGACAAAGGCCCAATCGTTGCCGTGGCAATGATTGTCAAAGCGTTCGCAAAAGCGAAGAACCCCACAAAGTAGAGGGGCTTCTCGTGGTACGATGGTAGCTTCTTGCTAAGAAGAGCGAGAACGATTGCCACAAAAAGAACAATACTGGCGACCAAATCTAGCCATATGCCTTTTGTGTTAAGGAAGAATGCAACGTCTTCCATCATGCTTTGCGGACCTTCTTGACGCGGGTTTTGGTTTCAGCCGCCACCTCAAGGATGTCCTTGCCTTCATTCTTAATGAAGAAGTTGGCAATAGCTGACATCAAGAACCACGCACAAAAGCCGATAAGGAAACCGGCCATCATCTGAAATTCCCAATCGTCCGGGAGCGCATTAAAATACCGAACCACCGGACCGGCAAAAATGATCGCGCAGCCAGTCGAAACGCCGCCATGAAGAACGGCATCAACAATGCCCTTCGGCTTTACGAACGCTAGAAGACTAAAACCTCCCATAAGCCCTCCTATGCCGCTAAAGACCTTCGCAGATGCGTAGAGTATTGGTTCCGTTGCCATTGGCTTCCTTGCTCGCACCGGTCATTTGTCGGCTTTTCGATCTTTAAGATCGTCAATCTTGACGAAAATTTCGCGCAAGATGCTTTTAATTTCATTAATCCCTTCGCGGAACTCATCTTTGCGAAGGTAGTGACTAGGAAGATCGACTTCGATCTGCTTCACATCGCGGCGTAATTCCGCCACCGCACCCCATAGCTCACGGGCGAACCAACCCATACCGGCGACCACGGCACCAAGGCCGATATTGTAAATGGATTGGGGGTCCATGAGCCTCACCACATCACCAATGCTATGCGTTTGCCGGGGCGATCACGAGCTTGCCTTCTGCCACAAGCTGCATGATGTTTTGATAATCTGTGTTTTCGGGGTCAAGCGGCACATATGAAGTGACACCGTTGATGTCCACTCGAATGCTAGAATGGTGACCGTTGTCATCAATCCATTGCGCGGTGCTGTACATGATCAAAGCTCCGCGCTTGCTCTATATGTCACGCCAACATTGCCAAATGTTGATCCAGTGAACTCGAAGAAACAGCTAGAAGAATCATTGACTATCGTTGTGCCAAGAGTTCCTAAATTTGTTGTTGTAGTAACCGTAGGCGATGCTCGCATGATGACTGGAAAAGAGCCTGTTACTCCAAATGTTCCACTCGGAAACGGATCAGACCTAAATCTAGTAGTAGCAACAGAATAATAGCGTTGGCACGCCACAAGTTGTTGCGGATATCCCTGCCATTCATAAGGCGTGGCCTGTGTTCCTACCTCAAGTTGGACGCCAGTAAGGTAGAAAGTCGCGCCATTTGTGCCGACAACAGAAGTAGAGCCAGTCGCTGAAGCGTAATTTGTTGCTGCCCATGCACCGGCAGGGCCGCTGTATGTTGTGCCTACGCCAATGCTAAAAAACAAAGATATGCCTTTGCCATTGGTCGTAAGCCATGTTCCGGTCGTATCTCCGGGAATAGTAATCGTCTTGTATTCCCATGTGGAAGCAGACGATATCGTGTATGTGAACGGATAAGACCGATTTTCTGCGCTATTTTTGAGTGAGCCGCCAAAAGTCCCCGTAAGAGAAGAACGGACCCAAAAAGAAAGCGTGACTGTTTGAGCGTTCGCAGTCCCCCACCCTAAGTCAGCGACATTCAACCCCTCAATATATTGTTGGATGGTAAAATAATCGCCCGCCCCCAATGAGTATGCGGAGGAAGAAACCGCCCCTAAATAGTTTTTAAATCCTGCCGGTGGAGTTACTGAACCGGAATTTTGCTGAACTGTGTATTTGCTTGCGGCGCTTTGATCGCAATACCAACGATCCAACGTATACGCACCGGCAGACGCACTCGCACCCGAATTGCGCTGATCAATCATCATGTTGCCATTGATGATCCGATTCCGCAGATACCCGGAATTAGCAATAGATGCGAGTGTGACAGCGTTTGTCATTACTTCGGTTCCTTAACCGCGTCGAGTTGAGCTTTTGTCGGCTC